ACCTCCAAAAAAATATGGCTGCCTTGCCTGTTTAAAATATCAATTAGTTTTGTTGCGTCTTTTGTAACGTTGTCATAATCACCATAGTTCATGTTTAGCCCCTTATTTGTATTTGATTGTTGATAACTTCAATGGTCAAAATATCACCAGCTTTAAAATGTTTTTTAATGCCTTTGATACTGATACGCCTATCACCGCGCGCATTGTTGGTTTTATATAGATTAATGACGGTCTCACTGCCATCGGCAAAGAATGCAGCTAATTGGTGACGATCACCGCTAACCATATCGGCAAAATCTACATTTTCAGATAGGGCAAATTCGCGGACGCTCGTATTAGCGTCAATGATTGCCTTTTCTAGCATGGTGCGCGTAAGTTTAATGGATGCTTGCATGGTTGCCCCCATGTCCACCAGCATTTGTCGGCTTAATATATGTATGATGGTTTTTTATTGGGCATTGTGAAAGCCACAGAGAAAAAGCGTTTTTATATTCTGTGGTTAATTCGCCATCTGTAAGCGCGACAAAATCTTCAAATAAATCAAGATTGTCGGCAATTTCGGGATATAAAGTACAAGCTGATTCAATAGCGTCAAAAGGTATTAAAGACATTTTTGTTACTCCTTAAAAGATGTTGATAATGATTAAATAAGTGGTGGTCGCAGCTATCCAGAAAGCAATAAACGGCCAGCTAAACCCCACTAAAAAGCGGTGAACCTGTTTAAATATTGGTTCTTTGGGTGGTTTGTTGTGAATGGGTAGATTATCAACCCTAAAGCATTCGCCATTTTCACGGAAAGCGATCATTTTATTTTCCCAATACAAATGCCTTTGATCGCACCTGTAAGGGCCAATAGAACACGGTACGCCACTTAAAAAATTATCGATTACAATTTGCGGAACTGGTTCAATATTCATGCTGTTACCTCATAAAAGCAACTCATTACATACCTATGGCGCTGATCTAACATAAATTCTTTTTCAGCTGTATAGGTAAACCGATTAAAAAGTAAGGTGTAACGGTTATAAGCGTCTACCTCAACCTGATCTAATACTCTATTAGTAAAAGGCGATACCAAATCGCCATGTTCTGCCATTGGTTGTTGTCTAGTGTCTCTCATGCTGTCACCTGTAATAATTTAGTTAATCTGTCTATCTCACGTTGTTGGTTGCGCTTCGCTTTAGCGTTACCCGAATAGTAATCGCGCATCTTTGTACAGTATTTAATTTTTCGCTGTATGTCTGATATGCTCATTGTGTTACCCCTTTAATTAAAGTAATGGCCGTCATGCTCTGAGAATGAATAGGCTAGATCGCGACCGTAAGCGTCATAGTCAAAATAACCCTGTATTTCTTCGGGTATATAGAGACATGAATCAGCAAAGCATTCCCCTAGCTCGCGATCTGATTCGTAATATCCGTAATAATGATTCTCGATTTGATCTAGGTTAAATCCAAGCGCGATGCCAGCGTAAAAGACTTCCGCATCTAAATCGGAATTATCGATTGCTGACATTAGGTCGAAAAATGATTCATCAATAGAGTATTCCCCAACATATTCGCGCGGTACATCTTCATAGTCGCAAACAATCCACTCTTCACGGAGTTGCCCATCATTAAGGCGCGCAGTGATAGAGGTTAACCATTCGCTGATTTGCGCTTGATGGACTTCATAAGTAACGTCGTCGAGTTCAAAGGTTTTTGTAATACATGAACCGCCAACGTAATCGGTTAAAGAGTGATATGTAATATTGCTCATTATTGTTTCCCTTTATCTGTATATCTGAGTTCATTTAATACCCCTTGTATTTCTGGGGGTGCTATGTGATTTGGCTCAATACCGTTTTTTTTAAGCCATTCGATTAATATTTCTGTAGGCACTTCGATTAAAAGTTCACCGATAGAATAATAATTACCGTACTGATGGATGATTTCTTCAACTTGTAGCGCGGTTTTTCGGTGGCCTTTATATGCTTTAAAAATGCTCATTTGTTGCCCCTTATATATTTTTGAAATAGATAGATAAGCGCATTGATTGCAGCCGATCCGATGAATGCAAAAAGCATTGCAATCGATAGAGCCTCAAAGCCGTCCATTATGAAAACCTCCGATTAGCGTAATAAGCGTTTAACCGTTCATGTTCGCGGTTTACTGCTGCGTCACGTTTTGCACGTTGCTCAACTTCGAACTGGCACTCTTTGATCTCTTTACGTGAATATCCAGCTAAATGTTGGCCTTCTTTCACGTGTTGTAAGTAGTTCCAATCATCGGACGGCTCATTAGCTGGGTTATTGTTTAATAGATGCTCATTAAATGCCGATAAATGCTCTAAATCGTCAGGGCATTGAATAGGATTATCTGGTAAATTTTGCATTTTGTTCCCCTTTGTTAATGTATGATTATCATATCATAATTAAGATTAACATTTCAACAATATTTCACGTTCCGGCAACGTTTTTTTTACTTATTTAAGGCTGATTTAGCCGTTTTAAAGGTAGTTATTATGTCTAAGATGGGAAGGCCAACGCTTTATGATCCCGATGTACACGATCAGTTAGTGCTGGATTACATGGATCAAGGTTTGTCTATTGTTCAGGTTTGCCGAAAATTGGAGATAGGAAGGACAACAATTTACGAATGGGCAAAAAACAATCCAGACACTTTCGGAACACTACTTACGCGCGCGAGGGACTACGGCCAAAGTTATTGGGAATATAAGTTTCAGGAAGCTATGTTTAACCGTGAAAGCCAGCCCCAGTTGCTTCGCCTTTACATGGGTCAACGCTTTGGTTGGAAGGAGCAGGATAGTTCAGACGATCAAGCGACCGCAACACCGCAAAGCATACAAGTGGAAATAGTCGATGCGCGTAAACCTGATTAATGGATATAACGGTAAACAGACCACAAGGGCAATTCCTACAGCTGGACAATAAATACCGCGCCTATGTAGCTGGATATGGTGCAGGTAAAACGTTCATAGGGTGCGTAGCACAGTGTTTAGACTTCTGGAAGTACCCAGGTATCAATCAAGCTTACTTCGCCCCTAGCTACCCTCAGATACGCGATATCTACTATATTACAGCAGAACAGGTCGCTTTAGCTTGTGGGCTGAGAGTTGAGATTCGAGAGGGAAATAAAGAGGTTCATTACTATAGTGGTCGCACCTATCGCGGAACGGTCATATGCCGCTCTATGCAGCTACCACAGACGATTGTAGGTTTTAAAGTGGGTAATGCCTTAGTTGACGAGATCGACGTTATGGACACCAATAAGGCCTCTCTAGCGTGGAATAAGATAATCGGCCGTTTACGATGGGAAGATGCGCCCAATAGAGTATCTGTCACTACTACCCCTGAAGGTTACAAATTTATCTATCAACGCTTTGTAATGGATAGCACTGCTAATTATGGAATCATTCAGGCCAGCACATACGACAATGAGGCCAACTTGCCTGATGGTTACATTGAGTCCCTTGCTGATACCTATAACCCCGAACTGAGAGCCGCATACTTAAACGGTCAATTCGTCAACCTATTCTCTGGCACTGTCTACCGATCATACGAGCGCAAACGTTGTGCAAGTCGCGAGACAATACAACCAAAAGAGTTACTACGGATCGGTGTAGATTTTAACGTTACAAATGGATCGGGCGTAGTGTATGTAACGCGCAGCAATGTATGGCATGCGGTCGATGAACTGACAGGCATATACGACACACCCGAATTGATCGCCACCATCAAACAGAAGTACCCAGAGCATCAAATCAGAATATACCCTGATGCATCCGGTGGCAGTCGCAAAACAGTGGATGCCTCTATATCAGATATAAGCCTATTGCAATCAGCAGGGTTTGCAGTGTACGCAAACAAATCAAACCCATTAGTCAAAGACAGGGTTATAGCCGCTAACGTGGCATTCGATAAGGGACTAGTAAAGGTCAATGAGCTTTTATGCCCTGAATACTCCCGATGTTTAGAGCAGTTAGCCTATGACGCTAACGGATCACCCGATAAGAAATCAAACTTAGATCACCTCCCTGATGCTGGGACGTACCCTATAGCCTATGAGATGCCAGTAATTAAACCAGCCGCCAGCGTTTCAATTAAATTTGTGAGTTAACCTATGCCAGTAGATACGCAGAATACAGACTACGCCAACAATATCTCGGTGTGGGAGCTTGTGCGCGATTGTGACGAAGGTGCGACAGCTATCAAAAAACGCCCGAATAAAAATAGCCTATTTGCTGGTGGCATTGGCTCAACTAAAGGAACGGCTTACCTCCCTGCACCTAATGCAAGCGATGGCAGCAACGAGAACCAAATCAGATACGACGCATACAGAAACCGCGCCAACTTTGTTAACTTTGTCAGCCACACCAAAGAGGGCATGCTGGGAATGGTATTCCGCAAGCCTAGCGAGATTGACCTACCTACCAGTATTGAATACATATTAGAGAACGCTAACGGAAATGGGTTGCACCTAGATCAGATGATTAAAGATGCGGCCTCCGACACTTTGCTTACTGGTCGTTATGGGTTGTTAGCTGATTACCCACAGACCGAAGAAGGGCTAACACAAGCACAAGTTAGCAATGCAGGGTTGCAAGCCTCTCTATTGGCCTATCCTGCTGAGTCTATTATCAATTGGCGTTGTGAGGTTGTCAGAGGTGTTAAGCAATTGACTATGGTTGTATTGCAGGAGCCACGCATAAAGCCACTAATATCAGACCCTTTTGACGTTGAACACTGCATGTATCACCGCGTTCTGTACTTGGACGAAGGTGTCTACACCCAGCGTCTCTATGATGAAAATAACGAATTAGTATCCGATGATATTGTACCCAGAAAATCTAACGGCTCAACATGGGATGTAATACCGTTTGAGTTCATAGGCTCAATCAATAACGACGAAACATCCGATAAGGCCCCTCTATACGACATAGCAGAGGTCAATATAGCCCATTACCGAAACAGTGCCGACTATGAGGAATCGAGCTTTATTGTCGGGCAGCCCACCCCTGTAATTTCTGGCCTGACGCAATCATGGGCTGATGATAATTTCTCCGGTGGTATTGAGCTTGGTTCGCGTTCCGGTCTGCTACTCCCCATTGATTCTAGTGCAAGCCTATTGCAAGCATTACCCAATCAGATGCCAGAACGAGGTATGGAGCTTAAAGAAGCCCAAATGGTAAAGATTGGTACTCGCATCATTCAGGATTCAGCAGGATCGGAGACAGCAGAGGCCGCCAAGATTCGCTTTGCAGGGCAAAACTCCAAGTTAGGTTCGTTAATTGTCAATGTTGAAGCTGGATTTACTAAGGCCCTAATGTGGGTTGGTGAGTTCATGGGTGGCGAAGGTGAAATTACTCTGTCAATTAACAAAGAATTCTACGATTCCACTATTGATCCGCAAATGTTAGCACAAGCAATGGTGCTACAAGATCGAGGTGTTATTGGTAAGACTGATCTTAGATACCTACTAAGGCGTTCTAACCTCTTAAATGATGAACGCACCGACCAAGAGATTGATAACGATGCCGAAGTAGTCGAGTTAGAGCCTGTTACACCCCCCGAAGAACAAGAAGTCGGCAATCAATAGCCCAAAACTGCGCTAAGAGTGCCGATCTAATCCCTTGACTTTTAACTAAGTCATTCCCAACGACAAATATCTAAAAATTTGAGAGTTAACGCTCTCGATATATGGCGGTCTGTGGCCGCTTGGTTTGTGACCAAAAAAGGCAATACCCAATGAGTGAAGAAATAGATGTAACCGCATTGCAAGAAGAATTGACTGCGTTAAAAACAAGTAATCAAGAATTAACCGATCAATTTACTGCAATTAAAAACAAGAATGACGAGTTATTGACTGAGACAAAAACCGCTAAAGATGCCAAACGTAAGGCCGAGGCTGATGCCTTAGCTGAAAAAGACCGAATGGCAAAAGAAAGCGGTGATTTTGAATCTTTATACAAGTCATCTGCTGAAAAACTGCAATTAACCGAATCAACATTGAATGATTTGCAGGGAAAAATTCAGAAAGAACAAAAAGGCAACGCGGCTATGAAGATAGCGGCTGATCTTGCCGAAGGTTCAAACATAGACCTATTAAGCACCTTCATTGATAACCGGATTGCATTTAAAGACGGTGAATTAGCGGTGACTGATGGGAAAGGGAACTTAACCATTTCATCTTTAGACGAGCTTAAAGCTGAGTTTAAGAATGATCCCAAATTTGCCTCTTTATTAAAAGGCAATCAGTCCTCCGGTGGTGGTGCTACTGGTGGAAACAATAGTGGCAGTGCCGCAAAAACTAAATCTCGTGCTGAATTCACAGCACTTAATCCAGCCGACCAAATGAAGCACATCAAATCTGGCGGCACTGTTTATTAAAAGGTAATTTATCATGGCAGAGAACACAATCACTGGTCTAGTACCAGAAATCTTTGAAGCATTGGACATCGTTTCACGCGAACTAACCGGAATGATCCCATCAGCTACTTTAAACGCATCAGCCAATTCTGCTCAAGTAGGGCAAGCAATTCGCGTTGATGTTGAGCCTGTAGGAAATGTATCTAACATTACTCCTGCAATGGTCGTCCCTGATCCTACTGGTCAGACTTCTGGTTTCACCGACATCATCATTACTAAGTCGCGCGCGGCTGAGTTTGGTTTCAACGGTGAAGATCAATTAGGTCTTAACACTGGTGCTGGGTACGGAAGTGTACGCGCTAACAAAATTGCACAAGCTATTCGTGCAGTGACCAACGAAGTAGAAACCGACCTTTGTGGTTTGCAGTCTACTTTCTCTCGCGCTGTCGGTACTGCTGGTACTACTCCATTTGGTACAGCTAATGACTACACTGACGCATCTAAAGCTCTCCAAGTGCTTAAAGACAACGGCTCTCCTTTGCAGGACAACCAACTAGTCATTAACACTAACGCTGGTGTCAACATGCTAGGTAAGCAAGCAAACGTATCTGATGCTGGTAGTGACTCTATCTTGCGTCAAGGTGTATTGCTTGATGTTAACGGAATGCCTATTCGTGAGTCTGCACAGGTTAATACTGTTGCTGCTGTCGGCACTTCTGCTAACGCTGTTACTACTGCTGGACATGCTGTAGGTTCTACAAGCATTGTTCTTAAAGCGGCTGGTACTGGAACTATCCTAGCAGGAGATGTTATTACTTTTGCTGGTGATACTAACCAGTATGTTGTAACAACTGGTGTTAGTGCCGTATCTGGCGCAACTCTTGTTATTGCTGCTCCAGGATTGCGTCAAGCACTTCCTGTTGGCGACAAAGCCATTAGTATTGTTGCTGCATCTGCTCGTAACATGGCGTTTAACCGCTCTGCAATCGTTCTTGCTGCTCGCGCTCCTGCTAGACCAGTAGAAGGTGACATGGCCTCTGATGTGATCGTTATTACTGATCCACGTTCAGGGTTGAGCATGGAATTTGCCATGTATCAAGGTTACAGAAAAGTACGTTATGAAGTTGCACTTGCTTGGGGTGTTAAGAATATCAAGCCAGAGCATACTGCACTGTTACTTGGGTAAATAAGATTAGCCCTATCCTTTCGGGGGTGGGGCTTTTTATTGGAGTTATTATGGCAACAATAGTCGTTGAAACAGGTTCAGGTTCTACTACTGCTAATTCCTATGTAAGTGAAGCTGATCTTGCGACTTATGCAGCAGATCGAGGTCTTACGGTTACTGGAACTGCGGCTGTATTGCTAATTCGAGCAATGGATTACATTGAAAGTAAGGATTTCTTAGGCACAAAGGCTAATCAGGCACAAGCTACTATGTGGCCGCGCTATGGAGTGATGATTAACAATTACTACCTATCATCAACATCCATACCCCAATTATTAAAAGATGCTCAAATGGAAACCGCTATTGCCGTAGGCGCTGGTGTTGATCCACTTGATAATCAAGCTAGAGAAACTAAAAAAGAAAAAGTAGGTAGCTTAGAGGTTGAGTATTCCGATTCAGCGAGGGCAGTGACGTTCTTAAAAGCTGTTGATACTAAGCTGGCAAAACTTACTCACAGATCACAGAGAGTTATCCGTGTTTGATTATAAGACGCTACAGAAAACGGCTACTAACCTAATCTCTAACTTTGGCGCAACGGCCACAATCACAAGAGATGAAGGTCGTAGATTTGACCCTGCAAGCGGCAAATATTTTACAGGACTTACTAATACTTACAGCTTAAAAGCTGTCAGAGCGCAATTTAATGCGTTTGAGAAGGCTGGCGAGACTGTACAAGAGAAAGATGTACGCATTTTAGTTCAGTCAGGTGTCACTGTTCCGATTATTAACGATACTTTGCTGTTTGACTCGATTGAATATCGGGTAATGAATGTAATGACTGAATCACCCTCTGGAACGGATGTGTTTTATGACCTTCACTGCCGATCTTAAACAATTTACGAATAAAGCCACTGCGTTTATTGTGGAAACGCCTAAAGAAGTAGCTGTTGAGTTATTTTCCGAAATCATAAAGCAAACGCCTGTTGGTGATCCGTCTTTGTGGAAAAGTAAACCTCCAGCAGATTACGTTCCTGGTAATTTAAAAAGCAATTGGCAATGCACATTAGGTACACCAGCTTCAGGAATGTGGTCATTTGAAGACAAGTCTGAAGAAGCAACAATTTCAGCAATGAAATCTGTCATTAAAGGTTCTGTCCCAGATCAAGCGATATTTCTGACTAATCTTTTGCCTTATGCACAAAGAATAGAGTATGGCGCGCATTCAACACAGGCTCCACAAGGAATGGTTCGCATTTCAATTGCTAAATTTGACCAGATGTTTAACAAAGCAAAATCAAAGGTTGCGGCATGAGTACAGTATTTGCAGACATTAGCTCCGCGCTAGATTCACGATTAAACACTCTTACTGGGCAATCACCTATTGCTTGGGAGAACACAGCATACATTCCTGTAAAAGATACGCTTTATCTTAGGCCAACAATACTTCCTGCTTCAACAATTCAGGCAGGTTTAGGTACTAGCGGTTTAGATGAATATGTAGGGATTTACCAAATAGATATATTTGCGCCAGCAGGAAAAGGGCGTGGCGAGGCAGAAATTAAAGCCGATGCAGTAGCCGATCACTTTAAACGTGGTACAGATTTATCTAAAAATGGCAAAACTGTAAGGCTTGGTGATGTATCAAGAAACTCAGGAATAAAAGACGAAGATCGTTTCATTATTTCAATATCTATTAACTATATGGCTCATGTCACTCCGAGGTAAATTATGACTATTGCAACAGGCTCACGCCACAATCTATCCTATGTTCTTGAAACAACATTTGGAACTACACCATCATCACCAGGATTCACTCCTATTCGTCACACTGGAACAACATTAGGTCTGTCAAAAGACGCTGTTGAGTCAGAAGAATTGCGTGAAGACCGACAAATTGCTCATTTTAGGCATGGAAACAAGTCTGTAACAGGCGATATTAATTTTGAAATGTCTTATGGCGGCTTAGATGACCTATGGCAAGCAACTTTGTGCGGAACTTGGGCTGGAAACGTGCTTAAAGCAGGTACAACACGTAGAAGTTTTACTGTTGAACGGCATCACCAAGATATTGGCAAGTTTTTGCGCTCTACAGGCTGTCAATTTAACTATATGTCTCTATCTGTTGCGCCAAATTCAATGGTCACTGGATCATTTGGCATTATTGGTTCTGGATTTACTACATCAAGCAGCGCATTGGGAAGCTCTACTTATAGCGCAGAAACAACAACTGCACCGTTTGATTCGTTTTCAGGGTCAATTACTGAAGGTGGCAGTGCTATTGCTGTTATTACCGCACTTGAGCTAAATATTGATAACGGTATGGAAGCACTTTATGTTGTTGGTTCTGCTGATACCTTACTTCCGTCTATTGGAAAATCAAGCATAACTGGTTCTGTTACAGCGTATTTTGAGAATACAACTTTAATTGACAAGTTTATTAACGAAACTACTTCGTCAATTCAGTTTACGCTAACTGACGCGCTTGGTAACGACTATATTGTTTTGCTTCCCAAAGTAAAATATAACTCTGGCAATCCAGAAGTCTCTGGCCCAGGTGCAGTAACTGTAACATTAGACTTTATTGCTTTATACAACGCATCTGATGCGTCACAAATTAAAGTCACTAGAGTACCAGCTTAATTTCATAGATCGAGGCTACCACTAGATCGAGTCACTACTATAATTAAATCATAAGGCACAAAATGGACATTAATACGCTATACACAGTAGACGCACACGAAGAAGGGGCTGAAATACGCATTGTAAGCCCCTTAGACGGCAAAGAAACCGATTTCTACATCACTCTTCAGGGTATCGACTCTAAGGCTTATAGAACGGCTGTAAGGGCATACCATAGAAAGTTAATTGCCGAAGAAGAAGGTGGTGAAATTGATTTAATTGTTGCCATTACTAAATCATGGCGTGGACTGTCTCAAGGAAAAAAAGAAATACCTTTCTCGCCAGAAGCCGCTAGAGATTTGTACGTCAATGCCCCAAGTGTCGCAAGTCAAATTGATACCTTTGTGTCCGACCGGAAAAATTTTATCAAAGGCTGATTAATGAGCTATCTAAGTATGCCAAGTGGCAATTTTGGTCGCTTGGCTATGATAAAGGCTCAAAAGTCAGTCGTATTGATAATTTAAAGCAAGTTGCTAAATCTATTGGTAAACCCCCTAAAGAATTGCAAAATGCGCCAACTTTAGACCCAAAATTAACATATTTGTGGTCTATTTTTGTCGCACTAAAAAATTCTGCGCCAGATTGTATTACTTATCCTCAAATAACTGCTTATATGCAGATTCATGGTGAACTTTCGTCATTTGAGGTTGAGGCTATTACTGTTTTAGACGCTTTACACTCTCAAGAGATTAATAATTATGGTTGATAAAACTGAACTAATAGTTGGCGTTAATACTGACGAAGTAAAAGAGGGAACCAAGAATTTAAAAGATTTTGGGGAAACTGGCAAAAAAACGGAATCAAAGGTTGCTGAATTAGAAAAAGCAACAGAAAAATTAAATGCTGATTTTAAGCAACAGGCAAAAACTGCTGGATTAACAAAAAATCAAATAAAAATGCTTGAGCTTGCTGATGCAGGAGCTACTAAAGAACAACTTGCTTTAGCACAATCATCAATGGAGGTTGCTGAACAAGCACAAAAACAAGCTCAAGCAACTAAAAATGCTGCTATGTCAGCAGGAGCAACTGGTGGGCCATTTAGAGCTATGCGCGGCTCTATGCAACAAGTTTCATGGCAGTTACAAGACGTTGCAGTTCAAGCGCAAATGGGAACAAGTGCCTTTACTATTATTGGTCAGCAGGGGCCGCAATTAGCTTCTATCTTTGGGCCTGGAGGTGCCGTAGTTGGTGCTTTAGTAGCCTTTGGAGCGATGTTAGGAGGCACGTTATATAACAGTATATTTAATGTTTCAGAGGCTTTAAAAGAGCTAGAAACTTCATCTGAAGGTTTGTTTGAGCGTTTTGAAGAGTTAAGCGATTCTTTAAAACTAATAGCTAAAGCGCAAGCTGCTAAAGAAATAGCTGAATTAGAAAAAGCTATGGAAAATGCAGAAAAGAAGATTGTAAAAGCTAACAAATCTTTTCGTGATTATATGCACACTTCACAAGCACATACATCAATTGAAGAAAGGCTTACTAAAGAAATTAACAAGCAAGCAACTATTATTGAGGTTGCTAGAGAAGAAATAAATAAAATAACGAAAGATACAGATGATTATTCTAATGCAACAGAAAGTTTGGTAGAAAGTCTCAAAGAAGAAATTAGAGTTACTGGTGAATCTGAAGCGGCAATTATTAGGTCAAGTCAGGCGTATATAGAAGCTAATGCAACTCAAAAAGAAACAATTGAAGAGCTAATTAAAGAAAGCGCCTTAAAAAAGCAAAAAGTGAAAGATGATGAAAAGGATAATGAAAATACTAAAACAGCACTTAAACTTTCTGCTGATTTAAACAAAGCTGGAATAAAAGGTATTGAGCTATTAAAGATACAGCAAGCAGAAAAACTAAAAGCATTAAAAGACGCTGGTGCATCAGGGTCGCAAATTAAAATTGCTGAAGATAATTTAGCAAGAGAAATGGATGTTGCTGTAAAAGCTGAAAAAATTAGGACAGATGCCGAAGCAAAAAGAGAACAAAACAAAAATGCTGCTGATGCAAAAAGAGAAGCCGCAGAGCAAGCAAAAACAGATAAAAGATTATTAAAACTGTCTCAAGATGCAATGAAAGAACAGGCTCTTATTAACTCAATAGAACAAGAAAAGATTAACTTTGAAAACGAGCAACTTGCTTTAGAAAAAATTAGTAAAGAAGAACATGCGCAAGCAATTTTAGACATTGAGACAGCAGCGCAACAAAAAAGACAAGAGTTAAGAGAAAAAGATGCGTTAAGCCGAAAAGCAGACAATGACAAAGCGATTGCTGAAGCCAAAGCACTTGCAGCAGCAAAGGCTCAAATTGAAAATCAAGCCTTGCAATCCGCGCAAAACATAGCAACAAGTCTTCACGGTATTGCTGAAGAGGGTTCAAAAGAAGCTAAAATCTTATTTGCCATACAAAAAGCAATAGCAATTGCTCAAATAATTGTTGCAACTCAACAAGCAGCCGCATTAGCCTCCGCTTTTGAAGCTGGTGGAGGGCCAATAGCTTGGCTTGCTTCAAGGCAGGGCATTCTGGCAATGGGTTATGCGTCTGCTGGCATTGTTGCTGGTACGGCTATTGCTGGAGGTCGAGCATTAGGTGGTCAGGTTCGTGGTGGTGAGTCCTATCTTGTTGGTGAGCGTGGCCCAGAGCTGTTAACAATGGGTACGTCAGGCCGAGTTACTAGCAATGATGCTTTAAAGAATTCTGGCAACGGTGCAGACGTTGTTATAAACCAAACTATTAATGTCACTACTGGCATACAAAGCACTGTTAGAGCAGAAATCGTTGCATTAATGCCGCAGATTTCAAATGCGGCTAAAGGTGCAGTGGCAGACGCTCGATTGCGCGGTGGTAACTTCTCGAAAGCAATGGCAGGAGCGTAATCAATGACAACCTTAACCTTCCCATCAGTAGGCATTGCTAATATGTCTATGAGACTTAATCGAGTAGTAGCTGTTTCACAATCACCTTTTACCTTAGACACTCAAGTCTACGCACACCAAGGGGCTAGATGGGAGGCCGAGGTATCCTTTCCACCACTTAGTCATGCGGAGGCTCCATCAGTTGAAGCGTTCATTGTTGGCCTCAAAGGAAGAGAAAATACTTTTACTTTTGGCAATCCTTTACATACAAGCACTCTTGCGAATGGCACTGTTGATAGTGCCGCTATAAGAGCAGAAACTTTAGAGTTGGCAACAGGTGCTGCATCTGTAGTCCCTGCTGGTACTTATTTTGAGTTAAATAACCGTTTGTACTTAGTAACTGAAACTAAAGTTGCTAACGAAGCCACATTAAACTTTCAGCCACCTTTGCGGTTAGCTGTAACTTCTTCCCAAGCTATAAAATACAACTTACCTAAAACGCTTTGGCGTATGGCCGCTAACGATGTTGGCTGGTCTATTGACTCAACTTCCTTGTATGGCTTTACCTTTGCTTGCGTGGAGGCATTATGAGTAGAACGCTTACCAGTGGAATGCTTGGTGTTACAACGGCTGATGTTGTTCGTCCGGTTTATTTTGTAAAAATGGTATTTGATTCAAGCGACACTTCAAATCCTGTACTTCTTTGGTCTGGCTTAGGCGATCTTGCTTTTGGTGGCGAAACTTACACAGGGTTAGGTGATCTTTTATCTATTAGTGACATTGCTGAAACGTCAGACATATCAGCAACAGGCATTAATGTTGCACTTTCTGGTCTAAATAGAGCGTTTGTTGCCCAAGCGTTAGGTTATCAATATCAAGGTAGACCATTAACTGTATTTTTAGGTGCGTTTAACGATCAAGGCGCTTTAATTGCTGATCCTATTGTTGTTTTCTCAGGTTTTATGGACACAATGACTATTTCTGAGGGCGCTGAAACATCAACTATAAGTGTTAATGTTGAGAATAAATTAGTCGCTTTTGAGCGAACAAAAGTTAGGCGATACACCGCAGAAGACCAAAAGATAGATTATCCACTTAAATTAGCTAATGGAAGCGACAATCCTAATTATGATGCTGGCTTTGAGTTTGTTACTTCTATTGTACAAAAAGAAATAATTTGGGGTCGGCCTACTGGGTCAGCAGGTGGTAGCAGTGGAGGGTCAGGAACTGGAAATGGTCAAAATCCATATCCAAATCAATACGAATAGGCACTCAATATGAAGATAGCGCATGAATCTATGGCTAATGTACGCCATGAAATTGAGCCATTATTAAAAGAACATTGGGAATTAGTTGCGTTAAACAAAGGCACGATTAAGTTAAATCCCGATTGGGAGCAATACGCAAAACTTGATACGCAGGGCATGTTACGAATTTTTACTGCGCGAGATCGAGGTCAATTAGTAGGTTACTGCGTTCTCGTAGTTAGCCAAAGCATGCATTATCAAGACCATATATTTGCCAACAATGATGTCACGTTTGTATTGCCCGATCATAGGGCTGGAGCAACTGGCTATCACCTCATTAAATATGCCGAAGATTACTGCCGAAATAATGGCGTATCCCTATTTAACATAAACACAAAAGTACATATTCCATTTGACAGTTTGTTAGTCGGAATGGGTTTTGATCTTATTGAGCGCATTTACTCAAAATTCCTAAAGGATTAAATAATGGCAGTTACCTTAATTACGGCTATCGCAACTGGTTTTGGTGCTGCTACTGCTGTAGCAGGAATGACTTTTTCGTGGGCTGCATTTGCTATTAGCGCAGGGTTTTCGCTTGTTACAAGAGCATTAACACCAAAGCCAGATTTAGGTGTTCAAATGGGTGGTCAGTCAGTAATGACTAGAGAGGCTGCACAATCTCGCAAGATAATTTATGGTCGCACAAGAGTTGGAGCAAATGTCGTATATTTAGAGTCAACAGGCGCAGATAAGAAATATTTGTGGTTAGTTGGTGCTGTTGCGGCCCATGAGATTGATGCTTACGAGCAAGTCTGGTTTAACGACGAAAAAATATGGGACTCTACTCAAGGATATTACAACAATTGGGGCAGTAGGGTAGAAATACGTTTTTTTAAAGGCGATCAGACAGTTTCTGACAACGCTACAGACTCCACAGCAATATCGCCTAGAACAGACAACCTGGTTAATGCATCAAACAACAAGTGGACAACAAATCATAAATTGTTAGATACCGCTTACATGGTCATTAGACTTGAGCGTGATTTCGATAAGTTCTCTAGTGGTTTACCAAACATATCAACCGTGATTCGCGGCAAGAAAGTGCTTGATCTCACTAACAGCACTACAGCAGGTAGTTTTGTTGTTGGTACAAAATATAAAATATTAAGCCTTAGTAATTCTGGTACTGCAACTAACTTTACAGCAATTGGAGCAGCATCAAATACTGTTGGATTAGAGTTTAGAGCTACTGGAGTTGGAGAAGGAACAGGCCAAGCTAGGATATTTTCTTGGTCACAAAACAACGCTCTTTGCCTTTATGATTATTTGCGAGATGCTAAATATGGTTTAGGTGAGATAGACGATAACATTTTAATTTCTTCGGTAATTACCGCCAAAGGTGTTTGCGATCAAGCTGTACAAATAAAACCTGCATCAGATAACGTTTTTCAGCCACGATATACAATTAACGGTGTTGTTGATACTGCATCAACCTTAAAATCTAACATTGAAATAATAACAGGCTCAATGGCTGGTCGGTTAGTGTACTCAGGCGGCAAATTTGAAATACATGCTGGTCAATATGTTGCTCCTGCTTTTACTGTTGATGCATCACAAATAGTTGGTGATATTACTGTACAAACAAAGCAGTCACGAAGAAATGTGTTTAACGGTGTAAAAGGTGTTTTCTTATCAGAAGATGATAATTACATTCTTGCTGATTACCCTGCACAAATTTCTAGTACGTTTGCAGTACAAGATGGCGATCCAATCTATCTTGATATGGCATTGCCCTTTACTACTAACAATATTCGCGCTCAGAGGCTTGCAAAGCTTGCTTTACTGCGTTCTAGGCAAGAAGAAGCTATAACCATACCCTGTAATTTAAGTGCGCTTAGATTTAAAATTGGGGACAATATAAACGTTAATTATCCTGACTTTGGTTATGTTGCAAAAATATTTGAGGTTGTTGGTTATTCATTATCTCTAGGTTCAGATGGTCAAATAATTGTAAACGTACAAGCCATTGAAACAGCAGCAAACATTTGGAACTGGGCAACAAGTGATGAAGAAGTATTTTTAGATGGAGGTACTGTCGAATTATACGATGGTAAAGTAGCTCAACCTCCTGCATCAGTTGCAGTTGCTGGGGATACATTTATTGCTGCTGATGGTACAACTAACTCATTTTTTAACGTAACTTGGCCGATTTCTGTTGACGCTTTTGTTGATAGATATGTTGTTGAATGGGCTATAACCGAAGCGGCAGGTTCGCTTGTTGTTGGCAAAAGCTATGAGATTTTAACAGCAGGAAATACTGCTTGGACAGGTATTGGTGCAGCATCAAACACTGTTGGCGTAATATTTACAGCTACTGGTGTTGGGGCGGGAACAGGGATAGCAGTTAGAAGCGATAACTATTTATCGCAAGAAACAAGATTATCCCCATTTGTAATTACTAATGTTGAAAGTCTAAAAGTTTATTATGTAAGAGTTAAAGCAATTAATGAGCTTGGCGTTTCAAGCGTATATAAAGCGGCAAGCCAAACAGTTGCAATTGATACAACGCCTCCTAGTGTTCCAACTAATCCAGCAGCACACGGTGAGTATCGGCAGATTACGGTGTCATGGACTCCACCAACACAAACAGATTTTGAAGAAGTAGACGTTTTTAGGGCTGAATCTTTAGCAGATATGCAATCAGAATCAGGAACTTACAAAGATGTCGGCAGTGACAAAACTGCGTTTATTGATACCGATTTAGATACGCCTAGAGAGTATTTTTACAAAATTAGATCAAGCGACCGTTCAGGAAACAAATCAGCGTTTACTGCTATTGTTAGCGCAACATCTAAGAACGTAAATATAACTGCCCCTGATAATCCTGACGTAGTTATCTATGATGGTGAGTCTGGCATCGCTCCATCTGTAACCAGTGGCAGAACAACGCTTGATACAAACACTGGCACGTTTTATCTAAAGCAAGATTATAAAGAACATATTAAGTTTCATTTAACTTACCCTGTTGGCGCTTTAACATCAGGCACAGTAGCAGGTGAAACAAATGCCATCAATTCCACAATGGCGGCTTTTAAATTCCAAGTATTCTACGCACCAATAGCTGATCCGACTAACTTTACTCAGTTCGGAACAGACGTAAACTCTGTCAGGGAAACATCATCAGGCAGTTTAAGTGGTAAATATTTAGTAAAAACTACTGATTTAGGTAGTGGTAATTTTAAAGCAGAGTTACAAACGAGATCGCAAGTACAAGCAGCAAACCCAACTTTAAGTGGATTTGGCCTTGGTACTATTGACGATAATTACAACCTGAAAAAAACAATCATTGTTTATGACTTTCCTGCCGGAGAGTACGTCTTTAAAGTATCCGTCACAATTACAGACGGAAGCGCATCTAGCTATCCATCGACAGGTAGTCCGGCTAATAACTTAAAACGATTTGTAGATGCAATCGGTTTTCAGATGGTCAATAAGTCTGGGTACGCTTATGCTTTAGAGCCATCCTATCAACCGATAACAATTTTTAGAGATGACAACAGTAACGAGATCGTAAGGCTCAGTGAGGGTGCTGACACTCTTGAGCTTTCTGCCATTAACAGCCTTGGCGTTCCTATTCAGGCGTTTATCGGTGGGGGTTCATCATCGACAACAGCGTGGGGCGCAAGGATACAGTTTGATGATGATTTAGCTACTTACAGCAACGGTGGAATTGGTCAATATCAAATAGGCATAGATAAGTCTGGAACACATCTATCTTTAGGCACAGCACCTAGTAGCGGTGGCTACCCAAGAGGACAAAATCCAAGTCTTTCAGAGTTACGAATTTCAAGTGGACGAACTGACATATCTGGTCGGCTTGATTTAAGTGGCAACTTGCACTTTGGTACTAAAGGCCAGATAAGTGTAATTAGTGATGACCTATGTGTATTTTCAACCACAGGTAGTCATTCAGGTCTTAGATTTGCTAACGGTGCAATCCATCCTACAGATAATACAGGCGCACAATCAGATTCTGCTCAGATAGATTTAGGTGCTTCAAGCTATCGCTTTAAAGACCTGTATTTATCACACTGTGTCAAAGTCCCCTATATAGGCGCAACCGACACTGGATTATATTTCAACGGTTCATACAACGCGGTAGTGCCTTATAGACCGGACACTGATGCCCCTGTGGATAACTACTTAGATTTAGGTATGTATTCTTACAGGTGGGATGACATATTCGCAACCAACGGCACGATTCAAACGTCTGACCGGAATGAAAAGCGGGACATAGAAAACCTCACTGATGCAGAGCAACGTGTAGCAGTGGCTTGCAGAGGTCTACTCAAGAAATTCCGATGGAAATCATCAGTCGCAGAGAAAGGCGATGACGCTCGTATCCACTTTGGAAT